TCTCTACTTCACCTCTCATCAGTTATCAAACTCCACTTCGGTATAGTTGTTAAATGTTGCGTCCTTAGTGTTATTTACCCAATCAGGATGCATTCTATAATTAAGCCTACTTCCTCCGCTTACTTCTAATGTTTCAGAAGTTATTGTTGCATCTCTGGAGGCTAGAGGAGTAGCATAAACACCACCTCCAGTACCCGCTAGTCCATTATAGAATTTTAAAACATCCCTAAGTTGTTCTTTGTCTAAATAAAGTTTATTTTCTTTAATAAATCTTCTATTAGGAACTCCACTTGTTTCTAATCCAAACCCTGTTCCAATTGCAGCGCGTTCTCGTTGAGTTATATCTTCAAGACCTACTTCATTAATTAATAAATATTTTTGTTTGTTAGGATTTGGAATAAAAAAGATTTCTACAATATAATTTGTATCTTCTCTATGAATTTGGTTTACTATTTTGTAGTATTTTTCTTCTACTGGAAGTACTTTTAAGTATTCATAATTATTAAATTTAGTAAAGTTTCTTGTATCAAATTCAAAAAAGAAATCCTCAAAATAACTTTTCTTAATATCTTTTAAAGATAAATTATTTATGTTTTGTGAACTTTGGATATTATTTATTAAGCACTTTTTAGGTATTTCAGAACTAGGATGGTTGTACATCTGAGCAAGCTGTAATACTAAATCAATTGATAATTCTGATTCTTTATTAGGCACCCAGGTATTGCCTACCCAAGACCAAAAGTAACCTTCAACAGGTTGTGTATGAACCCAAACTCCTAGCTTACCTCCCCCTAATTTATTAGAATTTTCTTCAGCTACTAGGGAGTTTACGCGCAATCTAAATTTATGATCTTTTATAAAATAATTTCTTCTATTTCCATAAGAAGACAAATCAAATCGAATTCTAGGTAATCCTATATCAGTCTTACATTTAATCAAAGTATTTTCAATTATAAAGTTATCACCTTTAGGAACTCCTAGAGATTTATCAAATTTAAATAACTGAAATTGATTAGTTTTAGATCCAGAAGCATCAGAAAATTCTATACCACTAATAAGATTAGGATTTCTAAATTCAGCACTCCAAGGGCTTCCGTAAGAATAAGATCCTATTAAGGGGACTACACAATCTCCATTACTACTAGCTATAAACGTACCGGAAGCAGGTAAATCATTTGATCCATTGCTATACTCAGCCACAGCGCATGTACTGAATACCCCAGACCCTCCAGAATAGCTTATAACATTCGTACCTGAAAATTCTGAATTTAAATAACTTCCTAAAAGCTCTGTTGAGATTGCTGACCCTTCTATAGCAAAATCGCAATTATACAATCCTTTACCAAATACATGAGCAAAAATATTTGCCCCTGTTTCGTTAAAATAAGATAAGCCTAAAGCATGATTCACAAAATAAGAGCAATAATCCTTATATAGTTCATGAAGTCCTCTTCCAAATTCAAAATTAAGATAGTCGTTATAGGAATTTAAAACATATCCATCACTAATAAATTGATTAGATAAACTTTTTACTATATTCTTCCAAGAAATATCAGCAGAATAGGAGCTTAGTTCTAGGTTCTCAAGATATTTCTTTGCATACTCATCTGCTTTTTTAGTAAACAGTTGATGCATAGTACTATAAATTTTAGGCAATTGTCCTCTATCTAGATATCTTGCATTAATATGTGAATACTCTTTATTTTTAGCATTAGCTCCTAGAGAACTCAACCCTCTATAAGGGAAGGTGGCGCTGGTGTATACTCCTGAAAAGGCATTAGTAGATGCCAAATCTTCACATTTATGCCAAACTCCTGATGGGTTTGTAGGATCCACGACAGGATGAAACCTGCCAGCAGACGCTACATACCCTAATGTTAGCTCTCCTAAAGAACTAGGAAATGAATATTCTTGCGATGAGACATCAAAAGATAATGGTCCATTAAATCCAGTTCTATCATAGTACCCTTCTTGAGGTAATGTATACCTATAGTTTCTCCGTCTAATAGCTCGTCTTGGGGTACTAATAATAGCATCCGTAGTAGACATTAATGGATCAATAATATTATCTACTACACTTCTTTTAAATGTGTTTAGTCCTCCTCTGCCTCCATCAGAGCCTAAACCAGAATCTCCACCTCCAGCAGCAAAAAATAAATCGGCTCCACTAATTTCAAAATTTCCTAGAACAGATGCTGAAGTATGTATAGGATTTTCAGTATCATCATAATTTAAATAACTTAAAGAGGTATCTTTTTGAAAATCAAACTCTTCAGCAGAAGCATTTAAATTAACTTTAGGAATTGCATGTGCTGGTGTAAACTCCTTAATGATTCTAGAAGCTTCATATAATGCATACCTACCGTCCCCCTCTAATGTTGTTTTAGCAAAATCAAAATCTATATTATCAAAATCAATAAATAAATGTGAAGATTTTCCATTCCATAAAGATAATAAGTTCTTTTGATAATTTGTTGTATTTAACAAAATATCATCAAAATTTGGAGGATTTTGTACAGAGCTAAATAGCATTAAAAACTCGTTTAAAGTTCCTATATTTGTTTCTGATGTAATAGCCGAACTTACAATATAATCACCTACTTGGTCAGCAAACTTTGGGGTTACTTGATAACACTTTAATATTTCAACTAAAGTTTGAACTAAGTCCCGTGTTATAATACAATCTTTATAATATTTAATCTCCTCAAATGGAGGCATGGGGTAGTTACTTTTTTGTCTATATGAAAATGTAAATTCTAAATCGCCTGTAGCTGACAAATAAGTGGGAGATCCTACCGCAGGATAACTGTCTCCTACAATATAAACTCCATAGCCTAAAGGCCCATAACTTAGAGATGTTTCCCATACGTTCAACTGCCCCCTCACGCCGGCAAGCCGCTTAAAATACGAATATCCTGGGCCATTAAATAATATAACGGAATAAGGCTTTTCTTCAGGATCCCCTATAATTGTATAATCTTGTACAATATTACAATAATTATCAAGTTCTAATAATTTTGCGGTAGGGTATTTCTCTTTATTAAAAGAAAAATTAGATGGATGTTTTTTATATAAATCAAGTAAAATATCATCAATTACTAATTTTATATTTTCTTCTAAACTACTCGTATTATATGGAATATTAACTGTATTAGCTTTTGAATGATCCCAAGTAGTTAAATTTTTAAATAATGGAGACTCTGTTCCTAGCGCATACCAAATAAGGAAAGGAATATAAGATTCCCAAAGTTCTTGAACTTTTCCTGAAACATCAAAAACAGAGTCTGTGATTAAGCTATTAATAGCAACCTGAATAGACTCGATGGTTCCAGATTTTTTATATAAATCTACTGCTGTTCTAAGCTGATGTCTCCATTTATTACTAGATCCCCCTCTAAGCTTCCATCCAATTAATTCAGCTATATGTGTAAGATTTTCTGGTTTGGTGTTCTCAATATCATATATTAAATCTATGTTCTCAATTTTATCGGATATATCAGCAAAACCAAATCCAAATAGGTTATTAACTTTTCTATAGGGGCCTTTTGAACTCCTATCTTCTAAAATTAAATTAGAATCTATATAATCATTAAATGCATTTAGTACTTTATAATCTTGAATATCCAAATATAAAGGAGAATAGATTACGTCAAGTAGTGTTTTTATATTATCTAGTTTCTGAGTTCCGCTAGTATAAATAGGCAAAACCCCATCAATCTCGTCTGTGATAGCATCAGCAGTTCCAGAAACGTACTGTGCTGGAAGTAGACCTAGTTCTGAAAATAAGGAGCATGTTGCGTAGTTTTTCCAAATATATTCTGTAAGTCCTTTGATACCATCAACAGTAACTAAGTTGTTTCCTGAGTATAACGTACCTAATGATTCTAAAACATAAGATGAAGGAGAATAATCTAAACCTCCATTTGCGGAGGTATTTAAGAAATAAAACCACCCTAATGTATCAATTAATTTCTCATGAATACTACTAGCATCTACATTGTTAGAAATAGAAGATAATAGATAACTATTTTCTTGTATAGGATTTGGGTTAGTCGGAGTAGGAGGAACAATTAAGGGTAATAAATTTCCAGAAAGATAGTTACAAAACTCCGAACTCGTATCAAAATTGACAAGGGATTGCCCTAACGGGTTTAGAATATTTAATTCAAAGGATAGTGGAGTTACTTTTGTTGATTCTGATTGTTTTATAAAATACTTAGAAATTCCAGAAATACTACCAAGATTAGAATTTTGAAGTGAGTTAGCAATTGATGATAATGGAATAATATTTTCAATATTATTTGCTAAAACTAAATGAGTATTAATTATATCTGATAGTGGGTTTACTTCTGTTCCACTAAAGTTTATATCTTTTTGTAGATATACGTCTGGTGTAAGTAGCTCTACTAGCTCAACAAAATTACTTTTAGAATAATTTCTTGATTTAGGATTATATTTATGTACTCCCATTACCTAAGATACTCTACATTTATAGTTAAGTTATTTAGTTGAATAATTTCATTAAAATCAATATTTATATTTTGTTGAATATTATCTATAGTTGAAAACCTTACCTCATCAACTTCAAAGATTGCTCTATTTAAATTAGCAATACTTAAACTTTCTCCAAAGCTTCTGTTATCTACATTAAAAAATCTTAGTATTGAATTTCTTACTTTTGATAAAATTTCACTTTCTCTCGCTTGTTGTTCTAAATCTACTTTAACTGTAACAACTAAATCTAAAGTTCTTAACAATCCATCTACAATAACAACTTCATCAGTAGCCATTTTTTTAGGATTTATAGCTTCCAATAATTGTGTTTTAAAAACAGGAGTAGCCCTTTTTAATTGAAGATCAGAGGCTTTTTCTAACACATAAATATCAATAACATTAGCAGATGCAAAAGCTTTTCTCGTAGCTGCGCTGGCTTTTCCTATAGTTCCAAACGAACTAATAAACGTATTTGTGAAGCTAGTGTAGTCTTCTAGAGTAACAAGCCTATCCTGTCTTCTGAAAGTTAAAGGAGCATATTGTTTAGCGTGATCTAGGGTTTCAGCATCAGACCCTCCAGAACCTACAGAGGTGTTAGTTAAAACAGCCGTGCGGTCGGAAAGTCCATCTTGTACTATAATCTGAAAATTTATAAAATCTTTGGGAATATTTCCTCTAGAT